TTTCGGATTTAACATTTTGTTCTTAGGACAAACCTTCATGGTTCTTTTCCTTGTTTTCCTTGTTTTTAAACCAAGACCTAAATTAGAGCTACCTTCTAATTCAATAATTTTTTTCAAATTAGCAATAGATAATGATGAAACATCAGGACCAAAGTTGTTTGTTAAAATATTACAAGCACCATTTGTCATTTGTTCTCTTAATTCTTCGTCGGCAATGCTATAAACATAAGTTGATAATATTTTTTGAAAAATACGACATTCTACAAGAACAATATCATCCTTTAATTCCATTTTTGCCGAATATTCGTCAATCTTTTTATATTCAAGCCAATCATAGTTTATTATTTCATCATCATTGTCTATGTTTGAATCATTATCAATTGGGTCTTCAAAAAAATCGAAATAACTTATTAATGAATACATAGGGTCACCATAATTTTTATTTGACTTTTCTAATGTATTTGATATTGATAAAGCTCCTTTTCTTATTTTAATTTGAGGAGAATTCATTTGTTTTAGTATGTCTGGTTGAAACACAATTCTTTTTATAACATCAATAGCAACAGAACTATCAACATTAAACATTTGTTCAATATGATTTTTCAAAGCACTGTATAAAACATAATTACTATGTCTACAATTAAAAAACAATATATTCTTTAAATACTTAGGTTTTTTTTCCGCATTTTTGAATTCATAATAAATTCGAATTTTAAATAGAATTAAACATAAATAGTTTTTAATTATTTCAACCCCTGCGTGAATTTTGTATTCAGAATCACTGTTATTATAATTATCAACCAATTCATCTACAGTCAATTTTATATCTAATAAAATGGCTAATTTAGAATTAATATATGTGCTGAAAGTTGGTATAGATTTCAAAGTATCTGTAAGTAGAGCAACCATTACTTCCATAATATGTTCGCATTTTGATGAAAAAGTCATTTGAAAAACAGAACAAGCGTCATCAATTGTAAAAGGACTATCGTAAAATTGTGTTAACAAATAATATAAATTTGTATTAGGTTTATGATACAAAACTCTCTGTTCTGGTTTGGCAATAATTAATTCTGAATCTTTACCTTGATCATCTTTATATTTCATAATAAAATTTCCAGTTATGGGTTGTAAATCAGACAAATGACGCAATAGATTTTTAATCATATTTAAAAAAGTATTAATTATAATATTATCGCCTTGTTGTGGTCTATAGTATGTAAAAACCCATTCTACATTTGAATGAGTTGCGCAATCAGTGGCAGCATTTTTAAATAAAAAATTAATTTCATAATCTTGATTTTTTTCTGTGTCTCTGAATAAATACAAATTGTTTTTTTCTTCACTGTAATCATCGCCATCTTCTTTAGAAGCGTAATAGCAAACGGCAGTCAATTCTCTCATAAAAGGGGACATTGCTATGTCATTTGTGATATAAAATGAACTATTGGGGTCAATCTGATTATTATCATCATATATGTTGTCTTCGACCATTTCTTCCAAACGCGCTATAATGTTCTCATCTATATCTTCAGGGTTTTCCTCAAACTTTTTAAACTCTATAATATCTTGAGTAAATGTATCGGAATTAAACAATACTATTTTGTCAGGTTTGCTTAATTGTGAAGAATGACTTGATTTTTCTGATTTGCTTGATTTCGATGATTTGCTTAATTTTTCTGATTTGCTTGATTTTAAAGAATCGACAGATTTTGGAGAACTTTTGATTTCCGATGAATTTCCACCTTCAAATAATTTTCCGAGTCCCCATGATCCGGTATCTTTCAATGAATTACCCTGTCCCAATGAATTAGTATGTTCCAATGATTTGCTACCTTTTGATGATTTGCTGCTTTTCAATGATTTACTACTGTGTTCTGATGAATCACCTGTTTCAGACCTTGTTAATTTCATTAAAATACCGCATTCAACTTCGTAACCGATGCTTAATATATGTTGTAATCCATTTATGTTACTTATATCACCTCCATAACTATTCATTTTCATCATATATATATTATTTTATATTATCTTTTATGATAGATTATATAAAAATTAAAAATGAAATAGAAATAAATAACAATTATTTATAATATATAAATGTTTTCACAACATCCTAAAGCTATATTTTGGTCAGATAGAAATGAAAAGAAGCCTGATGAAGTTTCATTGAACTCGCATAAAAAATTCTGGTTTGATTGCGAATGCGGACATACTTTTGATAGTTCTTTATTGAATATTAATCAAGGTAATAATTGGTGTCCTTATTGTTATAATAGAAAATTATGCGGTAATTGTGATAAATGTAATGAAAAATCATTTGCTTCACACTCGAAATCTATATTTTGGTCAAATAAAAACGTAATTAATCCAAATGAGGTTTTAAAGGGTAGTGAGAAAAAATATTATTTTAATTGTGATAAATGTAATCACGAATTATTAATAAGTTTGAAAAAAATATCTTCACAAGGTAGGTGGTGCTCATATTGTTCTCATCAAAATTTATGTAAAAATAAAGAATGTAGTATGTGTTTGAATAATTCATTTGCTTCGGTAGAGAGAAGTAAATATTTAAATGATAAAAATATTAACCCAAGAACTTTGTTTAAGAGCACAAATAAAAAATTTGATTTTGATTGTGATGTTTGTAATAAAGTATTTACTTGTCAATTATCAGATATAACAAAAGGTGTTTGGTGTTCAAATTGTGTCAATAAAACAGAAAAAATACTATTTGATAAGTTGATTAAAAAATATGATACTCTGAAAAGACAATATAAGGTTGATTGGTGTAAAAATATAAAGCATTTACCATTTGATTTTGTTATTGAAGAGAGAAAGATTATTATTGAACTTGATGGAAAACAGCATTTTGAACAGATTGGAAATTGGATTTCTCCTGAAGAAACAAGAAAAAATGATATATTTAAAATGATTTGTGCTAATAAAAACGGATTTAGTATTATAAGAATTTTACAAAAAGATGTATATAATAATAAATATGATTGGTTAAATGAATTACCTTTAAATATAGAGAAAATTATAACAGAAAATAGAGTTCAAAATATTTATATGTGTAAAAATAATGAATATAAAGATTTTGAGATTAATTAAAAATTATCGTCACAATTTTAGAAAATAATTTATTGAGGACCAGAGCCTAATTCTAAAGGCACACGCATAAAATCTGGTTCTATAGTAGATTGGTTCCAGGGTCCCACAGACAATTGAGGGTTAGGAGGTTCAGAGCGGATTTGGAGATTCGCGTTTCTCAAAGTTTGTCCGATAGTGTCGATGCCAATATGGTAACCAGCCTTGAGCAAGTTAACGTTGGCAAGCTCACCCTTACCAGAAGGATTTAATTGAGCCCATTGACTGTTAGAGTCCTTGGGTAAAAGCTCGGCAGGGTTTTGAATATTGGGTTGAGAGCAAGATGTTGGTACACCTGGCATACTGGTCTGGATACCAGTAGCAGAAGAATAAACCTCGTTACCGTTGGGGTCAGAAGGCTTAACAGCGGCAGAAGATGCCATATTTGTACCCTTGTATTGTTGTTGCATATTTGTGTTATATTCGTAACCAGACATTCCTTTGTTTGTCAAGTAATTGCCAAATAAACTAACGCAATAAGCAACAATTAATAAAACTAAAATAGCACCTATTCCATAATCATTCCAAAAGTTCTTAAAGGAGAAGCTCATTATATAAAATTAATGATAAAATAATTTTAAGAATCATATTAATTATAATTATTACTTTAAAAAATGATGTGAGTTTTTCTAAAGGTTTTCCAATTCACTTTCTGAAACTTCATCGATTTCAGCATCAAAATCACTATCACTATCAATAGTATTATCTATCATATATGTTTTCTTAATATTCTTAACTTCTAAATAAGCCATTATTGCGTTTTTTTTGGCTTCTTTCGCTTTTTTTCTGGCCTCAACATATAATTCAAAATATACCTGATTGGGTTTTTTCAGTTGTATACTTTCTAAAGTATTTTCTAAATTAGTATTTATATTTACTTCTTTTAATTCATCACTATCATCATTATTTTCTTCATCTAAATCTTCAAAATCCAATTCAACATCTAAAGAAGGGTTTTTAGAATTTTCTATTTTATTTATATTTTCTTCAATTGATAATACTACTTGTTCTACTTTGTTTTTTTCATTATGTAATAAATCATTATTCAAATTATCTTCTAAATTATCTTCTAAATTATCTTCTAAACTATCCTCTAAATTATCCTCTAAATTATTTAGATTATCCAAAGAAATTGGAATTTGTTTTTGTAATTCTAAAGTATTATCCATATTTTCTATTTTTCTCTCTAAAGCTTTGGTTTGGTTTGTATTTTCAATAATGTTATTACTCTTTGATGTTTTAATAAGACAACTATTAAATATTGGTTCATTATTTAATACCATAACTTGTTTCAACTCCATTTCTATTTGAAAATTTCTTGATGTAAATTTAATTCCTTGTATCTCTAAAATAGAAATAATATTTGTTTCATTTGTTATATCCGACATATTTAAAATTGCTTCATTTTCATTATAAATTTTAACAGCTGGTTCTTCAGTTCGTGTGGTCTTAATATTTGTCCTAATTAAATAATATTTACCCGATTTATAGATTCGTATGGAAGAATTAAAAGCGGTTTCAATATCATTTTTCTCTAAAGCACTTTGAAACCATTCATATCTTTTATCATAAAGCAAATTTTGACACCTTTCCTCTAAATTCTCAAACCAATTTAGCAGTGTCTCTGAATTTTTATCAAACATTAAATCACAATAATATTTTTTACCGGTTTTAACAAAACCCTGTCTTGTTTGACCCTTGGTTGTTTGTATATATAATGGTTTCTTATTGTACTCAATTTTTGTAAAATAAGCGCCACCTTGTATACCAGACGGATGCGCTAAAGTTAATTGATTAAAGTCAAATGTCTCATTTGGTTCAACTATATTTTCCATTATTATTGAAAATATAGAAAAATTTAAATATATTAACACGCATAAATTTAATTTAATTTTTGTTTATAATAAGTATGAAGGATTCATTAGTTCAACAATGTTTAGATATATTAAAACGGGAAGATGTAAAAAACGAATTTAAGACGATGTTTAAACCGTTAATTGATTTTATATTGTATGAAATAAATCCATATATTTACATAACAGTTACCCTCGTTTTCTTAATTTTTATAATGATTTTAGCAATATTGGTTATTCTAATTTTATTATTGCGTAATAAACAAATTATAAACAAAGTTTTTTAAATTTTATTCTTAATAATCTATATATGGCACATAAAAGAAGACATAGTCGTAGACATAGAAGTAGTCGTAGAATGAGAGGTGGTTCATATACCTCTGCTTCCACTTACGGTAGTTATGTAAATGGACCTCCTGATGCACAATTCAACAGAACTTTTGACATAGCTGGACCATACGGATCAAGAGTTGGTTCAGAATATGTTGGAGCTCAAGGACAAAATTCCCAACAATTCGGAACACCATCAGCTCAAAACTTATCTTTAATTCAATCTGCCGGAAGACGCAAAAAAAGCAGACGTGGAGGATTTTTAGAACTTGGGGGTGTTATCAATCAAGCAATTGTACCTTTTAGTATTCTTGGTATGCAACAAACTTACAGAAAGAACAGATACGGTGGTCGCAGAACTCGCAGACATAGACGTTAAAATATAAATTAAGTATTTTTATTATTTATATTTTATTTTATATTCCTATAGGATTCAATGAGTTTTGAAAGCCAAATACAACAATGGGTTTCTCTCGATAACCAGCTAAAACAATTAAATGAAAAGGTTAAGGATTTACGAGATAAACGCAATAATTTAGAGGAAAATATTACAAGTTATGCTTCAGAAAATAATCTTTCTAATGCAACGGTAAAAATAAGTGACGGTAGACTTAAGTTTACAAATACGAAAGTTCAGGAACCTTTAACTTTTAAATATTTAGAAAAGACTTTAGGAGAAGTGATTAAAAATGAGTCACAAGTTAAATTAATTATGGAACATTTAAAACAAAAAAGAGCTGTTAAAATCGTTCCAGAAATAAAGCGGTTTTCTAACAATTAATTATTATATAACTATTTTATATGAGCTATATAGGAGTAAATGATTTAGTTTATACTAATAAAGATGGTATTTGTAGTGGTGGATTTAATGTACAATCTATAATGATGAAAGGTGGTATTTCCCCCATAATGACATTAAATAATAATGATAAGCAAACTGGAGGTTCTACAGGTAAAGTTTCCGATATTTTTAGCGGATTAGTCGTACCTGCTTATGCTTATTATCATAATGGCGGTTTTAAAAGTAGTTCTTATAAAAGTCATAATAGTAATAATGATGAAAGTGATAGTGAGGATGAAGTGATTGATGATGATTTACATGATAAATTGTTGGGTTTAGTTAAAGAACATGATAATAAATTAAAACAAGAAGAGAGAAAAAAGAAACGAACCAGGAAGCATAAGGGAAAGTTAGGAAAGGTATCTACTCGGAAAAATTTAAAAAAGGAAGAAGTAGTCATCGATTTAAGCAAATAAGCAAATAATTTTATTAATAAAATAAAATAAAATTATATAATTTAAGACCACGTGTTATAATTAAACGGTGACACTAATATCTGTTCTACCTTTGTTTTCCAATAATCAACACGTTTTTGAAAAGCAATGTCTTCAGCCGTCTCGGGATAAGGAGTTGTATATTTCATTAGCTCCTCCTCCTCATCGGTTATTTTTGGTTTATTACCATAACAATTAACACCAAAACGCAAATTTGGATTTGCCATGTAACCTCCATTTATACCAGGTCTTCCACAATCGTTCTCGTGACCCTTTATTTTTTGTAAATTGTCAAATGTGGTTTGCTGTGTTGGGAACAAAGCCATTTGACCATCAGACCAACCATAGTTACACCATTCTCCACTATTTTTATATGCATCTTCGACTTGCTGATAAGTTGCTAAATTTGCACCGTATGCCTGACACAATGCTTTGGCATTTGTATAGTTATAATAATTACCCGGAATATTAAATACTTGTTTCTTAAATTTTATTTCAGGCACTGGAGCAGGAGAAATGTAACCAGATGAGCCGGATGGATTTGTGTTTTGGTCTACTACTATATCTATTTTTGGTTTATTTGTAAATAAATCTGTTAAATATGCGGTAACACTAATACTGAAAAAATATTGAACCGCATTTATAATAATTAGAATAACCAAAACAACTATAATAATTATACCCATTATTTGTCCACCACCATTATCATCTCCGGTAATACTGCTAAAACCTCCACTATCACTATTTCCTAAAGAAGATGAGAAAGCAAAATATGCCACAATTATTAGTATAATAATTATTAAAACTATTGGATTAATTACAAAATTATTAAATTTATTATAATAATTAACTGGGTCTGTTGTTGTCGTAGTATTTACTTCCATATATATATATTTGAATTGTTTTTTTTTAATTAATATAAAATTATGATTAACACTTTTTTCTATAAAACAAACAATATGCTTTTGGAGAAATTATTGAGTCAATCAATCCGATTTCTGATACTGAAGTATCGTTAAAATGATACCATTTACCAT